CAGAAGCAAAAGTTAAACTAACCCAACTCATCAACGAAGGCATCAGTGTTTTGCAGGAAGTTGATACTCTTAACGAAGGTCTTAACGACACTGTTAAGGCGATTGCAGAAGAACTTGAGGTTAAGCCAAGTGTTCTCAAGAAGGCAATCAAAATTGCTCACAAGCAGCGTCTTAACGAAGAAAACGAAGCTAACGAAGAACTCAACACTATTCTACAGACGGTGGGTAAAGCCTAATTAATGTCATATATTGACGCCATATCAGATAACAAATCCGATCGTATTCATGTGGTAGAACGAACCCCTGAGGGTAAACGGCTATACAAGGAATATCAGACAAACTATACGTTTTACTATAGTGACCCTAAGGGCAAATATCGTAGCATCTACGGAGATCCAGTAAGTAGGTTCTCTACTCGCAAGAAAGAAGAATTTGAAAAAGAAAAACGAATTCATCGCGGCAAGCAAATGTTTGAAAGTGATATTCCTGTCATTTTCAGATGCCTAAGTGACAACTATCTTAAAGCAGAGCCTCCCAAACTTCACACAGCATTTTTCGATATTGAAGTTGACTTTGACCGGGAGCGAGGATATAGTCCTACTGATGATCCATTCAACTCGGTTACTGCTATTTCAGTTTATCTAGATTGGCTAGAGCAACTAGTAACACTTGTTATGCCTCCCAGACATATGAGTGATGAGACTGCACAGGAGTTAACAGCAGAATTTGACAACTGCTTGTTGTTCCGCAGTGAAATTGAAATGTTTGAAACATTCTTTGCATTGATTGAAGATGCAGATGTTCTTACTGGTTGGAACTCTGAAGGGTACGATATTCCCTATTGCGTGAACCGTGTTACTCGTATTATGAGTAAGGATGATACACGCAAGTTCTGTTTGATGGGGCAACTTCCTAAGACAAGAACATATGAACGTTTCGGTAAAGAACAACAGACATACGATCTAGTTGGTCGTATTCATATGGACTATCTACAGTTGTATAAGAAATATAACTATGAAAGTCGCCATAGCTATTCACTGGATGCAATTGGTGAGTATGAGTTGGGTGAGCGCAAGACTCAATACGAAGGTAGTTTAGATCAGCTTTATAATAACGACTTCAAACTATTCGTAGAATATAACCGACAAGACACTATGCTGGTGTTTAGAATTCACAACAAGCTTAAATTTCTTGATTTAGCAAACGCACTAGCACATGAAAACACTGTATTGCTGCCAACTGTTATGGGTTCGGTGGCTATGATTGAAATGGCAATTTATAATGAAGCACATGAACGAGGATTTATCGTCCCTGATAAGAAGCGTAAAGATAACTACGGTGAAGAGCAACAAGCTGCCGGAGCATATGTTGCTGTCCCGAAGAAAGGGATTCACGAATGGGTCGGAGCGGTTGATATCAACTCACTCTATCCCTCAGCAATCCGCGCACTCAACATGGCCCCAGAAACAATTGTTGGACAAGTCAGACAATCTCTCACAGACCAGTACATGCACGAAAAAAGTATTGCCCTTGCAAAAAACAAGCGTAAGAAAAAGAATGGTGACGATGCTGATGGAGTTACTGGAGCGATTCTTTGGGAAAACCTCTTCGGGTCAATAGAATATGCTGCTATTATGAATCAAGAGCGTGGTACTATGCTCACTATTGACTATGAAGATGGTCGTAGTGTTGAAATGAGTGCTGCTGAGATTTGGAAGCTAATCTTCGATAGTCACAAGCCGTATATATTAAGTGCTAATGGAACCATCTTTACGTATGAGAAAGAAGGAATCATTCCCGGATTGCTTTCACGTTGGTATTCAGAACGTAAGAGTATTCAGAAAGAAGCAAAGGCTGCATATGGTACTGACAAGTTTGAATACTATGACAAGCGCCAGCTAGTTCGTAAGATTTTGCTCAACTCAGCATACGGCGCACTTCTAAATGAACATTGTCGTTTCTATGATAAAAGAATCGGGCAGTCAGTTACGTTGTCTGGTCGTCAAATCACTAAGCATATGATGAGCCAGATAAACGAAGTCATCACGGAAAAATATGAACATGACGGCGACGCTATTGTGTATGGTGATACTGACTCCTGTTACTTCTCGGCTTATCCCATTCTTAAAGAACAGATTGACACTGGTGAACTGTCTTGGAATAAGGATAGTTGTATCGCACTCTATGATCAAATAGCAGAGATTACAAACGATAGCTTCCCTGCATTCATGGAAAAAGCATTTCACTGCCCTCGCAAGAATGGTGAAGTGATTAAAGCCGGTAGAGAACTTATCGGTGATAGAACATTGTTTATTACTAAAAAGCGGTATGCTATTAACATCTATGATCTTGAAGGCAAGCGTCAAGACTTAGATGGTAAGATAGGAAAGATTAAGGCTATGGGTCTTGATCTTAAACGAGCAGATACTCCCAAGTACGTTCAAGAATTCTTGATGGAAGTTTTGACAATGGTTCTTGGTGGTGCTCCGCGTGAAGATATCATTGCTAAAATTCGTGAGTTTAAATCTTGGTTAGGTGATCAAGATAGCTGGACTAAGGGTTCTCCTAGATCAGTTAATAAACTCACATATTATGGCGAACTTGAAAAGAAAAGTAAGACAGGTAAGGCAACTATGCCCGGGCATGTTCGAGCAGCATTGAACTACAACTACTTGCGTAAGTTAAACGGAGATCAATACAGTCAGCGTATTGTTGATGGCATGAAAGTCATTGTTTGTAAATTAAAAGATAATCCGTTAGGATTTACAAGTATCGCTTATCCAACTGATGAACTTAGACTCCCGCAATGGTTCTGTGACTTGCCATTCGACGACCTAGAAATGGAAAGAACACTCGTAGATGAAAAGATTGACAACTTGTTAGGTGTTCTAAATTGGGATATTCGTAGCAACACAAATGTCAATAGCACATTCGATGAATTGTTTAGTTTCGGTTAAACAAGGTGTTGCTATGTGTGAAATATTCCACTATAATACACACTATAAGAACCTAAATATACACATAGAAAAGGATAGAAGATGAAAGATTATTTGCTCGATTTGATTCAGCACACTAACGGACTTGGTGTTGTTGAGTTGGTAAAGATTAATGGCACTGTCGAAGAAACTAAGGTTTCCGCTGTTGCTGATGATAGGACAGTTATTGTCTATGGCACGTTTAAGACTCCTGTTGCTGGATTTGATGGCACTTTTGGTATGCCTAACTTGAGCAAGCTCAAGACTATTCTTAGCTTTGATGATTATGGTGATGATGCTACTATCAACGTAACTCGTGAGAATAAGGATGGTGAAGATGTTCCCGCAGCTATTCACTTCGAAACTGCTGCTAAGGACTTTATCAACGACTATCGATTGATGGCTAAGAATGCTGTAGAAGATCGTGTTCGTGCTGTTACATTTAAAGGCGCAAACTGGAACGTAGAGTTTGAACCTACTGTTGCTGGTATCATGCGTCTTAAGAAGCAGGCTCAGGCTAATAGCGAAGAAAATAACTTTAAGACAAAGACTGAAAATGGTGATCTTAAGGTGTACTTCGGTGATCCTTCAACTCACAGTGGTAACTTTGTATTTCATGCGGGTGTAACTGGTGCTCTCGCTCGTCCCTGGCAGTGGCCTGTAAAGGTCTTTCTCGCTATCATGGATCTTCCGGGTGACAAGACAGTTCGTATTGCTGATGAAGGCGTAGTAGAAATCACTGTTGATAGCGGTCTTGCTACTTGGCGTTATTTGCTCCCGGCGTTGTCTAAGTAATGATAAAGACGGTCAATGGAGTAGGTAGATATGTGATGGTCAATGGGGGCTACCCGGCGACCACATATATCAATACTAGTTCAGGATACATGAATGTCGGAGATGTTAGATACAACACTCAAATGCAGCGACTTGAAGTATATGATGGTCAAATGTGGTTAGAAATCAATACTAGTCATGCAAGTGTTGGATTGACTCCCGATGCTGAACGTGCATTAGATTGGGCTAATCAGAAGATTGCAGAAGAAGTTGAACTTGATAGGCTAGCAGCATCTAATGCTACCATCGCTGACCTAGTCAATCAGAAAAAAGAACTTGATGATAAAATCAAGATGGTTCAAACACTTATGAAAGAAGAAGTAAAAGTTGGAACAAATTAACCTTTCAAACAGTCACAATCCCGAATGGGCGTTGTTTCTCCCTGCAATCTCGTCTTTCTTCATTAGCGGCTTAGGTAAGCAGCGTGAAGGTGAAAATTATTTTGACCCGGCGAGAATTCCTGCAAGATTCAACGGAGACGTTGAGTGTTTGAATTTCTTCAACAGCAAGCAAGGCTTATACACGTATAAGTGGGGCTTGTATTCTGCTGGTCACGCAAATCTTGATATTACTAAGGATGACAATAATGAATCTATCATCCGCAAGAGAGAAGAAGGCACTTTTCTTCTAGGAGACTCAGGTGGATTCCAAATTCTTAAATGTCAGTGGCCAGCAGATTGGAAAGATCCTAACTGTCCTCGTGCTATGAAGAAGCGCCAACAAGTTCTTACTTGGATGGATGAGTATATGGACTATGGTATGTGTCTTGATATTCCATCACAGTCTCTTACGACTTATCACATTAAAGATAAGAAGACTGGTACATCTGCACACGGTATCAGCACAATTGAAGAAGCAATTACTGCCACGCATATCAACAAT